GATTCAAAAATTATTGGAAAGGGATGCTCGTGGAGGCACACGTTATACTGAAATTATTCGCTCTCATTTTGGAGTTGTTAGCCCAGACGCTCGTTTGCAGCGTCCTGAGTATCTTGGTGGCGGTTCCACTGTTGTTAATATCAATCCTATTGCCCAGACAAGTGCGACCAATCTTTCTGGAGGTTCTACAGTTTTGGGCAATCTTGCAGCTATGGGCACGTCACTCGCGAGTGGTCATGGATTTACGCAAAGCTTTGTAGAGCATGGCGTTATTATTGGTTTAGTGTCGGTTCGTGCTGATTTAACATATCAGCAGGGCCTTCCACGTATGTGGTCAAGGTCTACACGTTATGATTTTTATTTTCCTGCATTTGCTACGCTTGGTGAACAAGCTATTCTTAATAAAGAGATTTATGCACGCGGTAATAGTGCAGATAATGATGTGTTTGGTTATCAGGAGAGATGGGCTGAGTATCGTTATAAGCCATCGATGATTACCGGCTTATTTAGATCAACTACTAGTGGTACTTTAGACGCCTGGCATTTGGCTCAGAAGTTTACGTCTTTGCCAACATTGAATAATACCTTTATTCAAGAGACTCCACCAGTTGATCGTGTTGTTGCCGTAGGTGCTGCTGCTAACGGTCAACAGTTTTTATTTGATAGTTTCTTTGATATTACTATGGCTCGACCAATGCCTTTGTACTCTGTACCTGGTTTAATCGATCATTTCTAATATGTTTGGTTCTATTCTTAGTTCTGTGGGGAATTTGTTTCTTGCTTCGCAAGGAGTACCCCCAGTAATTCCTAATTGGGATGCTGACCAAGGCGGGCATGGGGTGCCAGATAACCCCATACCTGATTTAATGTCTAAATCAGAAGGTAAGGATAATCCATTTAGTGTATCTAGTTTAATTCCTTCTGCTATTGGTGCAGTTGGTTCATATATGGGTGCTAGCGAAGCGAATAAAGCCTCAGCTGCACAAGCAAGATCACAAATGGAGTTTCAAGAGCGTATGAGTAACACTGCTCATCAGCGTGAAGTTAAGGATTTAATTGCAGCAGGCTTAAATCCAATGCTTAGTGCGAAATTGGGAGGTGCGAGCAGTCCAGCAGGTGCTATGGCTCCGGTACAGAATGTATTAGGGCAAGCTACTGCTAGTGCTTCGCAAAACTACCAGTTAGAGACACAAGCTAAGTTAATTAGAGCTCAAGAAGTTAATACATTAGCTCAGGCGGATTATACTAATACGCAAAAATTAGTAGAGTTGGCTAAGATGCCTGGTCATGAATTGTATGCAGACCAGATTAGATCTTTAATTGGCCAACAAATTGCTAGTTCACAATCAAGTGCTGCACAAGCACGTCAATATCAGGCATTAGGTGCTTTAACAGAGAAGGGTATTGCACCAAGTCAGGATCCTGCTTGGTATAGAGATTTAAAGCGTGCAGTAGAGAAGCTTTATGAACATCATAGAAGCGGTGCACCTAAGAGTTTGTATACACCTGATTTAGAATATATTTTTAAGGGTTTAAGATAATCGCACCAATTTATTGGGGCGAAACTTGGTCTATGAATATGAAAGAACGTAAATTGCCATTTTTAAGAACTCCGTATAATTACGACGCGGATAAAGTTTCTGATGAGACTGGGCTTTCATGCCCCGAGCCTACATTGGCTCAACAGAACTTTAAGGATGAGACGGATATTAATTATATTGTCCGTCAGTTTGGTTTAACCGGTGAATTACCAGGTAAGCCTTTAAGTCCCCAATATGGGGATTTTACAGGGGTACTGGACTATCATTCGGCAGTTAATGCCGTATTGGCAGCCCAGGACGATTTTATGGAGCTGCCAGCCCAGATGCGGAGTCGTTTTAATAACGATCCCGCAGAATTAATCGATTTTCTCAGTAATGAGGGAAATCGTGAAGAAGCAATTAAGCTTGGCTTAGTTGCTAAACCCATTTCTGAGCCTTCAGAAACACCGGTCGGGGAGCCGAAGGCCCCCGAAGCACAGTGACTTACTTGATGTAACTGTGCTAGGTGACACCAAAGACCACAAGGAGTAGTTATGCTACGTAGAAAACCTGTTAATAAATATCGTTCTTCTGGACAGTTCAAAAGGAACGTAAGACGTACAAAGGCCCCCAATATGCGTATGAACCCTATGCGTGGCGGTTGGAGACTGTAATTGCCTTGCTATCACCCGATAGCGGCATATCAAACAGTAGATGGTCAGGTTGTTTTTAGCGAAAGGCGGTATTTCGACATTAGTCGAACGTTATCATTGCCTTGCGGTCAATGTGTTGGGTGTCGTTTAGAGCGTAGCCGTCAATGGGCTATGCGATGTTTACATGAAGCAAAGCTACATGAAAACAATTGTTTTATCACGTTAACGTATAACGATGTGAATCTTCCAAAAGATCGTTCGTTGCATTACCGTGATTTTCAACTTTTTATGAAAAAGTTTAGGAAGAAATTTGGCTCTAACATTAGATTTTACATGTGCGGAGAGTATGGTGAAAAGTTTGATAGACCTCATTTCCATGCCTGTATATTCGGATTTGATTTTTCAGATCGCAAGTACTGGAAACAAACTGGAAGTGGAAGTAAGCTTTATAGATCCGAAGAATTGGAAAAGTTATGGAAGTATGGTTATTCGTCTGTCGGAGACGTAAATTTTGAATCAGCTGCGTATGTAGCTAGATATATTATGAAGAAGGTTACCGGTCAAGGAAAGCATGACCAGCATTATAAGTTTACAGATTTAGAGTCAGGTGAAATATTAGAGAAAAAGCCAGAGTTTAATAAGATGTCATTAAAGCCTGGTATTGGTTATGAATGGTATAAAAGATATCGTAGTGATGTTTATCCTCATGATTATGTTGTTATCAATGGAAAGAAAGTTAGGCCTCCTAAGTATTATGACTTGAAGTATTCGAAAGAATCCCCATTTGAATGGGAAGAAGTTCAGCAAAAGCGTATTGATGTCGGTAAGGCTAACTTTGAAGATAATACCGATGCCCGGTTATTGGTTAAAGAGCAAATAACTAAGGCTCGGTTGAAGTTGTTAAAACGTGAGTTAATTTAGGAGAAGTTATGGTATCAGTTATTGTTAGTGTCAAAGATTCGGCAGCGGAAGCGTTTGGCCGACCAATGTATTTACAATCATTGGGTGTAGCTATTAGATCGTTTACTGACGAAGTAAACCGTGAAGATAAGGATAATCAGTTATTTAATCATCCAGATGATTTTGATTTGTATGATTTAGGTGTTTTTGATGATTCCACTGGTAAGTATCAGATAAGGGATAACCCTAGTGTTATTGTTCGTGGTAAAGATGTAAAAATTAAGTAATTCTTAAGGAGATTGTATGTTTCGTAATCGCTCGGTAAATGTGCATCAGTTTGCAATGATTCCTAAAGCGGATATTCCCCGCAGTAAGTTCAAAGCACAAAAGGCTCATAAGACTACTTTTGATGCAGGCTATTTGATACCTGTGTATGTTGACGAAGTATTACCTGGCGATACGTTTAATTTAAAGATGACGGCTTTTGCCCGTTTAGCTACTCCTTTATATCCAATCATGGATAACATGCATTTGGATAGTTTTTTCTTTTTTGTGCCTAATCGTTTAGTTTGGAATAATTGGCAGAAGTTTATGGGAGAACAAGAAGATCCGGGTGATTCTATTTCCTATACTGTTCCTCAGATTGTTAGCCCTGCTAACGGGTTCCCTACAGGCGGTTTATATGACTATATGGGTTTACCCACTGTTGGACAAGTAGAGTCAGGTAATACAGTTAGTGTATGTGCGTTTTGGCCTCGTGCTTATAATTTGATTTATAACGAGTGGTTTAGAGATCAGAATATGCAGAATTCTGTAACGGTTCATAAAGGTGATGGACCAGATACATATACAGATTATGCTTTATTACGTCGTGGTAAGCGTCATGATTATTTTACAAGTGCTTTGCCATGGCCACAAAAAGGTGCTTCCGTTACATTGCCTTTAGGTACGTCAGCTCCAATTTCAGGTATTGGACTTGCTGCATCTGGTGTTACAAATACAACAAATAAATCAGTAAAAGTTACAGGCGGTAGTACTGTTACTTTTGCAAACTCAACAGCTGGTTCAGTTGCTGCTGAAGTATTTTTTCAATCAGACGGGGCAGGAGTGCCAACGTTATTTGCAGATTTATCCTCTGCGACTGCTGCAACTATTAATCAATTGCGTCAGTCATTTCAGATTCAAAAATTATTGGAAAGGGATGCTCGTGGAGGCACACGTTATACTGAAATTATTCGCTCTCATTTTGGAGTTGTTAGTCCAGACGCTCGTTTGCAGCGTCCTGAGTATCTTGGTGGCGGTTCCACTGTTGTTAATATCAATCCTATTGCCCAGACAAGTGCGACCAATCTTTCTGGAGGTTCTACAGTTTTGGG